ACCGGATGGCCGCCCGCGCCCCCCTCCCTCACGCGCGTGGAGTTCTCCCATTCTCACGCGGCGCTCTGATGGTGCCACCTGTCCTCTCCGCTCTCGCTCCCTCTCCCAGATGGTGCCACCTGGCTCCCGCTCCCCAACGTGCTTAGTGCGCGAGTGTGCTTTATTCCACTGACTGACCTTTAATTCAAATTAAAGAGGTGTTTGACTAGATCGCGCGAGTTGGGCCAAATTTGACTGGCCCAGTTTATGATACACTCGACGTGGCCGATTATCGACCATGTTGCTGAGTTAGTTTACTATACATGTTGAACAACCTTGTCGTATTTAAATGGTATACTTATATGGCGTATTTTATGTAACTCAGCTGTATACCACGTTTATATTACTAGCCATAATTACAATTTATCTGTCATTAATATTTGATCATGTATTCTTTTAAGAATAAACGTGGTTTCGTCTTTAATCAGCGTCGATTTCATTCAAGGAACATTGTGTCTAATCGATCAACTAGATTTAAGAAATCTGATGGGAAACGTCGACTGGGTAATTCAGCTAAGTCCAATGATGAGCCTAAGATGTCAGCCCAGTGCATACATGAGAATCAATATAGTCCAGAGTTTGTTATGTCAAATAACTCGGCTATATCTACATTTATCAGTTATCCTAACCTGGGAAAGACAGAACCCAGTCGAAGTAGGTCCTATATCAAGTTGAAACGACTCCGTTTCAAAGGGACTGTTAAGATTGAGCGTGTTCAATCTGATGTTAACATGGATGATTCTGTCCCCAAGTTGGAAGGTGTCTTCTCACTCGTTGTAGTTGTGGATCGTAAACCACATTTGGGTCAGACTGGTTGTTTGCATACATTCGACGAACTATTTGGTGCATTGATCCACAGTCATGGTAACCTCAGCATAACTCCTTCTCTGAAAGACCGTTTCTATATTAGACACGTGTTCAAACGTGTGTTGTCTGTGGATAAGGAAACGACGATGTTTGACGTGGAAGGGTGTACATCGCTGTCTAATAGACGATTCAATTGTTGGGCATCGTTCAAAGATCTTGACCATGACTCGTGCAAGGGTGTTTATGATAATATTAGCAAGAATGCTCTATTAGTGTATTATTGTTGGATGTCAGACACTATGTCTAAAGCATCTAGTTTTGTATCGTTCGATCTCGATTATGTTGGGTGATTAATAAAATAACATTTTATTATATATTATTGAATAATAATATTAAAACTCTATTGCAAAGATTTGGGCTGAGAAGCCCTACAATTACTATTAATACACTCTTGGACTGTTGTCCTGACTAATTCATTTAATTGGCCCAATGACATCGTGATGTTGGATTCCGCTCTCTGGGCCCGTAATACTGAAGCAGACTCTCCCGGGTCCAGAACTGTTGTGCCTAGCCTGCTCATATGTCTGTATGGATGCAGTTCGTTTTCTACTTCTGAGTCCACATCTGAATGGCCCATTCCCAATGTACTCCTGGAAGCCCATGATTCACCAGGCCTTATTTCAATTGGGCCTCTTAAGCCTACTCTCGACATGGATGCGCATCGTATGGGCTTCCTCTCCCATTTCCCATAGTCCACATGCGAGAAGTCCACATCTTTGTCTGTAAACTGTTTGGACAGGATCTTGACCGTCGGTGCCCGAAACGGGATATCCACCGAGTGTTTGGCTGTGGACAATTTCAGCTTCCCCTTGAACTTGGCGAAGTGGGTTCTCTGATGAACATTCGTATCAGAAACTCTGTAATAGAGTTTCCAAGGAATTGGGTCTTTTAGAGAGAAGAAGGAAGCTGAGAAATAGTGGAGATCTATGTTGCATCTGATCGGAAAAGTCCATGACGCCTGTAATGACTCATTGTCTGTCATCCTCTTGTCATGGATCTCCACGATTACTGTCCCAGAAGCGTTAATTGGGACCTGTTGCCTGTACTCTATGACACAATGGTCGATCTTCATACAGCTTCTGCTAAGTCTAGCGCTTATTTGTGCCGCCGTCGAAGGGAATTGCAAGATTATCTCAGTTAAGTCGTGGCAGAGTTGATATTCATCTCTGTGGGACTCTATGTAGTTGAAGGCACATGGGGGATTTACTAGCTGAGAATCCATCTGAGAAATGAAGGCCGCGCAGCGGCACTGGTTGCTGAGGTTGATCTGCTAAAGAAAAATCTAGGGTTTTTCTGTTTTTGAACAGACTAATAATTTCATGGGAAGGATAGATGATTTCTGGGAAACCCAGAAGTTTAAAGGAAATAAGGAAGAACACTCGTTTAAGTTCACAGAAGTTTATAGTGTTCTTGAGAAAAGGGAGAAATATGAAAAGGAAAATGATGTTTATGTAGTTAGATCTGACATGGATTATATAGACAGTCATATATTTAAGTTATAATGGCATTTTCCGTAAATATGGGTGTTCCCCAATTGAGGCTCTGGGTGTTCCCCAATTGAGGCTCTCTCAAACTTGCTCATGCAATTGGGGAAACGGGGTACAATATATACTAGAACCCTCAATAGAACTTTAGATCTCGTTCGCACACGTGGCGGCCATCCGCTATAATATT